AGGTAAGTACAAAAAAAATCGACATGAAATAACTCCAACAGAAAAGGCTTGTCTTACATCAATGTTTCATTGGTGGAAACATATTGCCGATACTGGTGAACAAGTTATTATATTAGAACATGATGCATATGTAAGAAATCCAAAAAAGATGATGCAACTTGTTGACAATATATATGAAAAAGATTTATGGTGTCCTGGAATTGCTATGGAGTGTGTTACGCTCCATCCAGAGTTTGCAAAGTTTTGTATGAAGAAATGGCTTACTGTAAAAGAACAAATTGATGCTGGACCAATGGCTGAGCTATGGACAGCAATAGAAGAGTATACTGTATACTTATCTAGAAACAATGGCAAAAAAGAAAAAGAGATAAAAGAATCTTTAGGAGTAAATAGAAGAAACAGAATATTGTGGCCAACTTTGTTTAGTAATAATACACTTGGAGAAGGAAACAATCTTAAAAGAGTGATAAAAGGAAAAGTAGGATTTCAAAATGCACCTGTAACTCAATGTTACTATCCTAAGGTAGATTCTACTATTACACATCACAAGAAGTTGGGATCAGTTTATCAAGCTGGTACCTTTAGACAAATGGAAGTATTGGAGAGCTTATATGAACGAACAACAGAAACAAGCAGCAGCTGAAAGATTAGCTAAAGCTAGAGAAGAAAGATACAAAAAGAATCCACCTAAGTATTCTCAATTTTGTAAGCATGTTGTTGCTTTACCAGACGACCATGAGTTTAGTTTAAAGAATGTACGTGAATGGATCAAAGAAGCTAAAGCACACAAATTGGCAGAACACAGATCACACGTTAGTGGAATGAAAGGAGCACTTGCTAGAAGAACTACTTGGGAAAGTTATATATCTCAACTTGAAAGTTATTTAAGGTCTGGAGATTATCATAGTAAGTTTGCTGGAGGAAATATGGAAAAGAAAGTTAAGACTCAATGTGTAGCTATGGCTTATTATCCTAATGGTAAACCTAAAAGAGAATTTGGAGTATGGTATCCTGATTATAGAACAGAATGGACACCTGAACTTGAGAATGAAGAAAGAGTTACATTTGGTATGAAGCCTCTTAATTATACTGAAAGTGGAAGTATATTAGTTGAAGGAAAAACTAAATCTAAAACTAAAAGAAAAAGAAAGCCTATGGGTATACTTGAAAAGAAAGCGTTTGTTGAAAGAATGAAGAAGGCTCGTGAAGCAAAGAAAAAGTAAGATAAATACTTCTATGGGCGAAGTAATTCAATTCCCATTAAATGGGAAGCGCGACATTCCAAGTAGCGAAGAGGAAAGGCAGAAGAATATCAAAAGGTATCAGGCTGAACTTGCTCTGAACACATCCATTGAGCTGACATATCAATTATTCGAAGAGATCGAAGCAAGAGGAATTAAATTACGTGATAAAGAATTAGACCAAGACCTTCTTATGGTCTGTGAATCGTTAAAATCAGCATTATTGAAAGCAAGTGGTGCCAAACATCCACTTCAAAGCATAGTTAAACAAGTAGTGAATCCAAAAGAAGGAGAGATATTTTCTTCTACGTGGCAAGATTTATATAAAGACAAAGAATAGTTGACTTTAGATACGCGATAGCGTATAATGAGAGTTTAGATATGGATAGATATTATGATATTAGTTGACCTCAATCAGGTTATGATCAGTAACTTGATGGCTCAGTTACACTCTAGGCAATCAAAAGAAGTAGATGAAGAGTTATTAAGACATATGGTTCTTAATGGTATCCGTTCATACAGAACAAAGTTCTTTGAAGAGTATGGTGAGATAGTTATTTGTTGTGATGATACTAATAACTGGAGAAAAGAACATTATCCATACTACAAAGCACACAGAAAGACAAACAGAGACGAGTCAGTATTGGACTGGCCGAATATCTTTGATTGCTTAAATGTAATCAGAGATGAGTTAAAAGAGTTTTTTCCTTATAAGCATATAAGAGTACATAGAGCGGAGGCAGATGATATCATTGGTGTCTTATGTCATACGTTTGGTGTACAATTAGGTGAAGGAGAAAAGATTCTAATTCTAAGTGGAGATAAAGACTTCATACAATTACAGCAATATGTAAATGTTGACCAGTATGATCCAATTAGAAAGAGAATGGTTAAACATAAGGATCCACATATGTATCTTCTTGAGCATATTATCAAGGGTGATAGAGGTGATGGTATTCCTAATTGTTTATCTGCTGATGATACTTTTGTAAGTGGTGGTCGTCAAAAGCCAATGCGTGCAAATAGATTAGCAGAAATCATAGATGTAGTTCAGAACAATAATATTGATACTGAATTTCATTATGAGTGGGCAGCTGGCTTTAAGAGAAATCAAATGCTAGTTGATTTAGAAAATACTCCTGACTATCTCAGAGATGAGATATTAGATCAATGGTCAGTTGATCCAGGCAATCGTGATGGTTTATTCAATTACTTTGTAAAAAGTAGACTAAATAACCTCATAGAAAATATAAGTGAGTTTTAAAATGGCAGTAAATGAAATAATAAATGGTCTAGGTGAAATCATGTTAGATGTTAAAGAAGCTAAATCAGTAGGCGAAAAGATTAAGATTCTTCAAAAGAATGATAGTCGTGAGCTAAGAGGTATACTTGAGTTAACATATGATAATAGATTAACATGGGCACTTCCAGAAGGCAATCCTCCTTATCAACCACTAGACAAATCCATGGACAACCAAGGAATGATGTATAGTGAGATGAGAAGAATGTATGTCTTTTTAGAAGGCAAGGCTAATGTATCTCAAGCTAGAAGAGAACAAATGTTTGTTCAAATCCTTGAAACATTAGATCCTGATGATGCTAAACTTCTTATTGAAGCTAAAGATCGTAAGATCAAAGGCTGCAGTAAGGCTACAGTTAAGCAAGCATTCCCAGACTTTTTGAACGACGAAGCAAATCAGTAATGCCACTTTACGACTTTGAAGATACCGATACCGGTGAAACATTTGAGCTCCAAATGAAGATAGCTGAAAAAGCTGACTTCTTAAAAGCTAATCCAAATGTAAGACAAGTAATAGGTACTCCAATGATCGTAGGTGGTGTTGATGGTTTACGTAAACCTGATGAAGGCTTTAACGAAGTACTTCAAAAGATAGGTGAACAAAATCCTCAGACTCCTTTCGGACGAGAGTTAAACAAATCAACGACAGCCAAGCAAGGCGCTGTCAATAAAGCTGTAGACAAATGGAAAAGGTCTGCAACATACAAAAAGCATCATCAAAAATGATAGAAGTAATAAAAGAAATACTAATTGTAGAAGCAATTGTAATTAATTGTTTCTTATTTCTTGTTTATGGATTGTCTGGTAAACTTAAAGAACATACAGACTATCTATTCAAAGAGAAAAAGACAAGCGATATAAACAGTGGAGCTAAATTTGGTTGACAAACAGTTTAATCTTATGCTCTCAGACCTTCAGAAACTTCCTAGAAGGAACGTTAATGGTAAGAGACTATATGAGACACCAGATGGATCTTTTTATCCTTCTGTGACGACTATAACCGGTCAGATGACAAAGAAGGCTATTACTGAATGGAGACAAAGAGTTGGTGAAAAGAAAGCTAATGAGATTACAAAAGTAGCTGCTGCAAGAGGTACATCAGTTCATAAGTTATGTGAACACTACATTCTTGGAACAATGGAAGATGTAAAAATTATGCCAAGCAATAAAGAGATGTTTGATGCAATGTCAAGTCATCTAGCTGAGCATGTAGATAACATTAGAGTAGTTGAAGGTTTCTTATATTCAGATTTCTTAAGAAGTGCTGGTCAAGTCGACTGCATAGCAGAATATGATGGAGTGTTATCTGTTATAGACTTTAAGACATCTAAGAAAAAGAAACCAGAAGCGTGGTGTGAAAATTACTTTGTACAGGAAGCTGCTTATAGTTTTATGTTTGAAGAAAGAACACAAATGCAAATACCTCAGCTTGTTACTGTTATTGGAGTTGATGGTGAAAGTGAGCCTCAAGTGTTTATCAAAAACACTAAGGACAGAAATCAATACTTACTTAAGTTTCTTGAGTTGCGTGAGCTTTTTGACCAGCAATCTTCTTCATAAGAGAGTGGCTTAGTTCCACTTCATCCTTTACATTCTTTTCTAAAATTGCTACTTTAGATTCTAGCTCTCGTACTTGTTGTCTCAAGTTAAAAATTACTTGATCTTTATTTTGAATCTTTGGTTCCATTTATTAATGATGTTAAAAATACTTCCCATTGTTTAGCTCTAACTTCCCAACTATAATATCCATCAACATATGCCTTTTGCATATTTAATCTTTCTTGCATATTATCGTTTCCAACTAATCTGATTGCGTCAGCTAAAGTTAAAGCATGCCTATTTGCATGATCTTGTCCATTTTCAGAATGATCATACATTAATGTCCAGTTAGCAGCTGTCTCAGGTAGAGCAGCTAGACTACTATGTACACAAATACATCCTGCACTCATTGCTTCTATAAGAGCTATACAAGAAGTCTCTGGCCATATACTTGGTAATGCAAATATATGAGCTTTCTGTAAAGCCTTATGTACTTCTTCATTGGATACGTGACCATGATATGTCATTTTAGGATGATCTTTTATCTTTTTAAATAAACCTTCATATGGTTTATCTCTATCTTCCCATCCATAAATGCCAAATGAACTATAAACATCTAAATGCCAGTTGACTTCAGGCAGTTGTT